TCATCCTAAATTAAATACCATAGCTGCAATTGAGATTATGCAGGGAGAAGTTGATGGAGATTTTGATAGTCTTGAGGAAATATTATTAAATAATTATTCTAATAGATTGTCTGATAATCCTATATTATCTCGTTATGAAGATACTAATTGCCCATCTTCTTCTATAGTAGATAATATATTTAATCAAATTATTAACGATTTTTATGATGCTATTGGGGAAAATGTTGTGGTTGATGATTACTGGGGGCACATACATGAAAAGAATATGAGTACCAGACTTCATGATCATCCAAATTGTTTTGCTTCGGGTGTAGTTTATATTAGTGTTCCTAAAGGATCGGGGAGTATTGTTTTTTCTCCCACTATAGATATTAGAAATCGTGATCGATTTCTTACATCATTTCCACCTAAAAGGGGAAGGTATTATGTCTTTCCTAATTACTTAGATCATTATGTTACTAGAAATAATTCAGATGAAATGAGAGTTTCTTTATCATTTAACTTAAAGAAAGTGTCGTAGAATACACACATAACTGCGTAATAATACTTATGTGGTATAATAAATAACAGTACATATGGGATTGAAAGATCATGCCCCAGAATCATTACACCGTAGGGTATCACGACACTGATCAACAGCGTCACTACATTTGCGAGTATGCAAACAACTCGTACGAAGCTATTAAAGATGCACAAGAGGATGTTCCCTTTCTAAAGGAGCATCCTTCTTTTGTGGATTCTTGTACAAATGAAACAGGTCTAGATTATCTAATGGGTATTGTTCCAATGGGGCGTTAATTTATGAAAAATGAAATTATGTGGTGGATGAGCAGATTAACTATCATGCTCACCTCACTTTTCCTATCCGCTACATTAGCAGCTAAAGCATATGCTGCTGAGATACAAATGGGTTATGATGGTAACCTAGTATTCGAACCAAGTGAACTTACAGTTAATGCTGGTGAGACAGTAACCTTTGTTAATAATGCATTACCTCCTCACAATATAATTGTTGATGGAAGAGCAGATCTATCAAGAGAAGCATTAATGTTTAGTCCTGGTGAAACACAAGAGATTGTGTTTGCTGATAAAGGAGACTTTAACTTCAAGTGTGCTCCTCATGAGGGTGCTGGTATGAAAGGAGTAATTCACGTTGAGTGAAGTAGTCTGGTCAATTAACATCATGATTGCTATCCTACTCGTGGCAGTAGGTATAGTAATCTACTACATATTCATGTACGATGAATTTTGGCCAAATGGGAGCGATGACACCCCCGTCACGGAAGAGTTGTTACAATTTCCGAGTGACGAAGATAGACAAGGTGCTTGATGGTGATACTATCGATGTTACTATTGACCTCGGTTTTGATCTATACAAGAAAGAAAGAGTTAGAGTTGCAGGAGTTGATACGCCAGAGAAAAGAACAAGAGATCTTGAGGAGAAGGCATTGGGAATAGATGCTACTAACTGGTTAAAAGAAAAACTTACTGAGACTATTAAAGGTGATGAAGAACTCCTTATTAGAACTGAACTTAAGGGTGGCGTTGGGAAGTATGGTAGGCTTCTTGGTTGGCTCTACATTGGCGATGCTACTATTTCACTAAATGAACTTATGATTGAGGAAGGTTATGCTTGGGCGTATGATGGCGGGACTAAACAGAAAGATTTTGAGGAGCTACGTGAAATTAGGAGACACTTTGGGACTTTGGTCGAGTCTTGATCAGACATATATAGATTTACATGGTAAAACAGGCAGACGTTTATACGCTGACTGGGAAATACCAACTGAGGAATATTAACATGAGAGACACATTAATCAAAGCACTACTAGCACACGCTCAAGGTGACATTGCAAAACATAAGGCAAACGTTGAAGTATATCTTACCAACCCAGTTGGTATTGGTGAGCATTCAAATGTTATGGAAGCAATTGAAGAAGAGATTAATATGATTGCTAAGTATCAAGACCAGATTGATGTTATAAACAAATATTTCAAACAGAAACCTTCTATCAACCCACCAGATTATTCTCAATATAAATCTCAAGAATATAGACCAGAGTAAATGAGTACGAATCAAGAACAATATCTTGGTAATCCTAATCTAAAGAAAGCAAACGTTGCTAGTGAATTTACTCCTGAGCAAGTTGAGGAGTATATCAAATGTTCTGAGGATCCAGTATATTTTATTCAAACTTATATCAAGATTGTTTCTCTTGATAAGGGTTTGATTCCTTTTGCCATGTATGATTTCCAAGCAGAAATGGTTGAGAAATTTCATGACAATAGATTCAACATAGCAAAGTTACCTCGTCAGACTGGTAAATCGACTATCGTTACTTCATACCTTCTTTGGTATGTTCTTTTTAATGCAAACGTTAATGTCGCAATCCTAGCAAACAAAGCAGCAACTTCCCGTGAAATGCTGCAGAGATTGCAACTGTCATATGAAAACCTCCCAAAGTGGCTCCAACAAGGTATCCTTCAATGGAATAGAGGTAGTCTGGAACTGGAGAATGGAAGTAAAATCATGGCTGCTTCTACTTCATCTAGTGCTGTTAGGGGTATGTCCTTTAACGTTATATTTTTGGATGAGTTCGCATTCGTTCCTAATCATATCGCTGATCAGTTCTTTAGTTCTGTATATCCTACTATTTCATCTGGTAAATCTACCAAGGTTATTATCATTAGTACACCTCATGGGATGAACATGTTCTATAAACTCTGGCATGATGCGGAGAGAGGTAAAAACGAATATATTCCAACTGAGGTTCACTGGTCTGAAGTACCAGGAAGAGATGCTGATTGGAAAGCACAAACTATTGCAAACACATCAGAGCAACAGTTTAAAGTTGAGTTTGAGTGTGAGTTCCTAGGATCTGTTGATACATTGATTAGTCCTAGTAAGTTAAGGACTATGCCTTATGAAGATCCTATCCAACAAAATAGAGGTCTTTCAATATATAAACAAGTAGAAAAGGATCACAATTATATTGTAACTGTTGACGTTGCTCGTGGTGTAAGTCAAGATTATTCAGCGTTCTGTGTTGTGGATACTACAACAGTACCATATGAACTAGTTGCTAAGTATAGAAATAATGATATCAAACCTATTATCTTCCCTAATATTATTGTTGATGTAGCAAAGAATTATAATAATGCGTATGTCTTATGTGAAGTAAATGATATTGGTGGACAGGTTGCGGATATTATTCAATTCGATCTTGAGTATGAAAACTTACTACAAGTTGCAATGAGAGGAAGAGCAGGTCAACAATTAGGACAGGGATTCTCAGGTAAGAAAACTCAACTTGGTGTAAAGATGAGTACTGCTGTCAAAGCAGTTGGTTGTTCTAATCTTAAAGCATTATTGGAAGAAGATAAATTAATAATCAAAGACTATGATACGATTTCAGAATTAACTACCTTTATTGTCAAGGGACAATCTTTTGCCGCAGAAGACGGATGTAACGATGACCTAGCAATGTGCTTGGTTATTTTCTCATGGATGGCCATGCAAGAATACTTTAAAGAGATGCATGACAACGATGTTAGGCAACGCATCTATGATGATCAAAGAGAAAATATTGAACAAGACATGGCACCTTTTGGATTTGTGTCAGATGGATTAGAGGATGATCATATTATAGATGCTCAAGGAGAGAGATGGGAGATTGCGGAATACGGAGATAAATCCTATATGTGGGAGTTTATGTGAAGATTGAAAAATATAAATAATCTTAGACAACCGATGTTGACATCATTTCCTAGGAGTATATAAACATGGCAGCTAATCAATCATCGCCAGGTGTAGTCGTTCAGGAGAGAGACCTGACCACTATTACCACGCTATCTACCGCAAATGTTGGCGTTATTGCGGCACCATTTGAGCAAGGTCCAGTTGAAGAAATTGTAACTATTGCTAACGAGAGACAACTCACAGATGTATTTGGGAAACCAAATGATAATAACTTTGAATACTGGTTTACTGCTTCTCAGTTCCTTTCATATGGTGGTGTTCTTAAAACTGTTCGTGTAACTTCATCTTCATTGAAGAATGGTGTTGATACTGGAACTGCACCTCTAATCAAGAATTTTCAAGACTACGAAACTAACTTCGAGACTGCAAACAATAACTGGACTTGGGCAGCAAAAACTCCTGGATCTAAAGGTAACTCAATCGGTATATTTGTAACAGACTCTGGTGCTGATCAAATTGCTGTTCTTCCTGCTCCTGGTTCAGGTAACGAGCATGAGTTTGTTGCTGATGCTGCTGTAAGTGCTGCTTCTGGTGCTGCTGGTAAAGTTTTCAAGTATAGCATACTTCTTACTGTTGACACTGTTGTTGGTGATTTCACAGTTGGTACTGCAACTACAATTAGTATTGGTGGTTCTGACGAATCAGTAAATGTTCTCGCATGGGATCCTGCTAATAAGAAATTAGAAATCGGTCTTCCTTCTGGTGGTGTTACTGGTATTCTTTCAGATAACCAAGTAATT